AAATGATTTCTCGAATATCCCCAATTGTAGATATTGTGTACTCACGCTGATTAGCAACCGTATTAAATGTGTATGTTTCTTGCAAAATGGGCCAACGGCGTTCTAACGCATAAATACGCTGGAACCCCTCCCGAGCAAACTGGTCAATAACGGCGTTAGACAAATCGGTTTCATCAAGGTCAGCCATATCTCGGACCTGTGAACGCAATGTCGTAAGCGTTATTGCCATTAAGCCTCACCCCTGTTTCTTAGATGTCCAATACAGAAATCTGTCCCACGGGCTTTTGGACCCTCACATGTATCATCGTTGGCAGTGCAACGGTTACGTCCGATGTACGGACCAGATGGAGCAGCAAGGCGTGCGCCTTCTGCATGGGCAAGACGGGAGTGCTTAGTAGTTGGCTCCCCGTATAGAGTATGAGCAAGTTTTGCCGATTGGTTCATACCAATAGGCAAAATTGTTACCTACTTAAGTTATTTTGCTTTCGAATTTCTTTTCGGTCCCTGATAAGGCAACAATGCTGCTTTAGAACCTGGTTTTGGTCTTGGAGCCAACTGTTTATGTGATGATGAAGGTGGATATGTTGTATTGCTTTTTGCATCTTCTTTCATACTACGATTAGCAGATGACTTTGTTCGTGTGCTCGCAGAAGGACTGTTGGCTTTCATGCTTTTGACAGAATAGACAAATGCTTCATCACCACTGCCTTTTCCTCTTTTTTTCATTGGTTTCTTCATAGCCATAATTATTTTCCGTATTCCATTCTTCGCTCAGATTTTGATTCTGTGCGCTCGTGACTTGGTGAGTTATCTCCAGATTTATCGGAGTTTGGACGAACCTTGTAATTCTTATCCTGCTTAACTGGAACTGAACTTTTACCATACAAACCTGGTGCCGTAACAGTCCCAGACTTCTTGGTTGCACTTGCATGATTATCTAACTGACGATAATTATATGGCATGTCATTCTCCTAAAACTAAATAGATTTGGGGAGTGGAATGTGGCTTCCACCCCCCGAATCAGATTACTTACTTACGGTAAATTGACACCGTGTTTGCTGCAGTGAAAACCGCAACATACGATGCCGATGATGCTGCTGCAACCGCAAAGGTTGCTGCTGCACCAACAAGTGTTACACCCGAAGCCGCTGCAGTCACAGTAATTGTGTAAGTTGCCGCTGCAACGTTAACAACAGTGAACTCAAAACTCGAGCCTACTGCTTCATCTGTGAATGCTGCACCCAACAATGCGCCAGTTGGCGTAGTGAGGGTACGGTTTGCTGTTGGTGTCATGGTGTAAACAACCTGACCGGCACCAGCCAAGTCAGATGCTGTTTGAACAGTTGCTGCATCAGTAGCGGCAACAATAGTTGCCTTCTCTACTTTTGATGCCCATGTCTCTACACGCTTGCGTGTGAGAGCACCCTGTGTGTCATTTGCTAATAGTGGCATAATATTTCTCCTTGATTTCTAGTTGTTGAACTTAGGCTGTCTTAGCGGTCAGTTTGCCTTGCTTGGCACGGTTACGTACTGTCAAGTTGCCGTAACACATGATGAGCGCATAGCGTGCATCTGTGTCTTCTGGCGAAATGAATGCGGTCTGTGAGAACCACTTGTCAGAGTGACCAACCAAAGTTAGGTACTTGCTGTTTAGGAAGAAGAACGTTCCTGCCGTGCAACCAGTGTCGTACATTACAGGAGCAGCCTTGAACAACAGGTTCTGGAATCCAGCATCTGCAGTCTTGGTGTCCGTGTAACGGAGTTGTGGTTGAAGCAATGCTTCGTACTTCTCAAACAGAGTCTGAGTTGTCAACAGTGTGTCTGGGTGGTCATTACCAACCGAAACCGTATTGTACGCAGTTGCCATTTGAGCAAGAGTCAAAGCAGTTGCAGTGTTTTCTTCGTATGACTTCCACCATGTGTAAGTGCTTGAGTCAATACCACCAACAGTGTTACCGGACTCAATCAAGTTGCCAAGACCGTTCCAGTTCTTTGAACTGTTGCCAGTTCCGTCACCGAAGAACATCGTGTTAAAACCTTCACGCATGGACTCTTCAGCCTGCATGATTTTTGCTTCCAACAAGTTGATGATTTCCTGGTCTCCGTTGTTCTTGGCTTCTTCAATACCGCTAATTGAAATCGAAGCAGCGTATTGACGCCATTCAAATTCTGCAGCAGAGATGCCTTCTTGTGGAGTAAGTGCCAGTGAGTCGTAACCCGAGTACGAACCAACAGTGTCGTTGAGTCCGTAGATGAGTGGCTCAACAATTTTCGTACCGCCATTAAGCATACGAATGCGGCCCTTTTCCATAAGGGTGTAGGTCAACGGACGTGCAGTGAACACGTTGTCCGTCAGAGTCTTGCGGTAATTCGCAAGAGTTGTTGTTAATAGATTATCAAAGTTGCTGTTTGCAGCGACCATATTCTTGTCTCCTTAAGTTAAGCGTTACGCATGTTGACGCTTTGCAGCCTCATATGCATCTCGCAATGATGTAATTGGTTTTGTGGTTACAGAGGCGCTAGTTGAATTGGTTCCGCCACTTACAACTCCCACCTGACGTTTTGCTGCTGTCATCACTTTTTGCTCGCTAGTCAATTTTTCCTTGAACTGACGAGCCTCCTTTGATGATTCATACACCCTGTCAAATGCAACTTGCTTGTAAACGCTTTCCAAATCAGTTGTACCAGTGGCAATTGCCTTTGCTACAATTTCATTTGCATCAAAATCGTCTCCGTACCTTTTTTGAAGTGACTCTACAGTTCGTTCTAGTTCGCTCATTGCTTTATCTTGCTCAAAAGCCTGTATCCGTTGTTCGAGATTCCTGTATTGCTTTTCAACTGGGTCAACATAATAGTCATCGTCAACGATGCCCTCATTCTTGATTCCATAATGCTCTGAAAGCAATTCCAAAGTTTTTCCCGGATTATTTTGCAATGCTTCTTGCAATGCAGAACCGAAATGAACCTGTCGCTTCATGTCGCTCAATTCCTGTGTCTTGCGGGTATAATCCGCTTGACGCTGGTATCCAGCGAGCGCCTCTTTAAGTGGAACTCTTACTTCCTCACCATTGACCTGAACGGCGACATATTTGTCGCCATACTCATCAACAGGAAGAAGTTCAATCTCCTGCTCACTTAGGCTCTCAATTTCTTCAATTGCTTCCGCTATTTGTCCTTCGGTTCCTGCCTCGGGGATAACTTCGTCAATTAATTCATTGCTTACTACTTCACTCATGGAGTCCTTTCAAGGGGTTGCTCTATAGTTATGGATTTATCGTTACATTCCTGGTGGCATTCCACCGCCACCCTGAGATTCTGCCATTAATGCTTGCATTATTTCTGGCGGAATATTTTGACCATCCTGAGGCATGCCTCCTTGTGGAACTTCTTGTTGAGGAACTTCTCCATCAACTGGCTGTGGTATTCCCTGTGGGGTGGTTTGTTGGGCTGGCATCTGCGGTTGAATAATAAAGGAAGCAGATGAACGGATTCCAAAACCATTTTGCAAAACATATGCGGCAAGTTTTCCCATGTCAATAATTCCAGCACTAGCAAATGGAGCCATAGCCTCAACAACCTGCATTGCCATTTGACGCTTAAATGATTCGTTAACAGGGGCAGTAGAACCACCTTCTACCTCAAAGTCAAACTCACCCTGAATGTAGTCTCTGTCAAATTCAAGCCACATTGGTTCGGCTTCAGTTCCAGCGACCCTAACAGCCTGCTCACCGGTCAGGTACTGTTGTGCAACCATTATCAAACGCCTTGCACACTCGGCAATTCCTCGCTCAATAATTGCCAATTTTTCCGAGGCACGAGCATTGGCATTATCTTGAATAATGCCCGCTTCTGTTGCTGTGCGACGAATTTCCGGCAAAGCACCACGCATGTATTCAGAAACACCAGACACACGGTCAATGTCGCTTGAAATAAGTTCAGACTGATTGTAAAACTCTGGTGGACTAATGATTGCTGGCATTGGTCCAACAATGCTATTTATGTTCTCATCAGAAATAACTGGAACCATAATGTTGTCTTCGTCTGACTCGAGAGCAGACCTACCGTCAGCATCAAATGCTGACTCTTTGTACAGCCATTTGCGTGAGAACCGTTTACGATGGTTCATCATTTGTGTACGGGTTTGATTCAATTCCATTTGCAGAGGCTCAATGGCTTCTAGTTCACCCATTGGATAAAAGTGTTCTGGAATGTCGTAGTTCCTCAACATTATGAATGGGTGACCAAAAGAAAAAGGTATTTTTACTGGATTAACAAGAAACTTGTCAGAACCGTTACAAAATATAGACATTGTGTCTTTGTCAATATCGTAAAACTCCCAAACTTCAACATACGAGTTGTCTTCGTCCATGGCATGTTTTGGTCTATCGGCATCCATGCCATATTTGGAATAATGTGATGGTTGGGCATCATTTCTTGCGGAGACATTGTAGCGTTTGTCTTTTTTGACGTCCATAAGAAGTCTTTTGTTTCTTTGGGCAATCCATTTAATGTGACCCATTTGCGTAGCATCTGGGTCAACAAAAATGTCGTGTGGAGAAATTCGTTCAATAAATGGTCTGTCTTCTTTAATAATTAATTCAGATTCGGCAGCAGATTCTGGTGTTGTTTCTGCAAGTTCGTCAAAAGAATCAAAAGTTGGAACGGCAGAAGTTTCTGCTTCTTGTTCAACAAAGCGATAACCGCTTTTAAGCCATCCATGACCAACAATTAAAAAATCTTTTACAGCAGAACGAAATTGTGTTTGACAGTCGTAATGCCTCCACCAATAGTTCACAATTGTTTCTGTTAATACAGCCCTGTCGGCATCTTCAAATTTTCGTGCGTTAACACTAATTTTTGGATAGTTAATTGAGACAGATGGTCCAACAACGTTAATTGTTGCAAAAGCAATGTTTACTAAAAGACGGTCTTCTTTAGACTCTGAAGAATAATGTTTTCCTCGATATAGGTCAACCATTCTTGTCCAGCATTCATCGTATTGTTCTTGTTTTCTCCAACGCTCAGATTGTTCAATTTTTGAACGATACTTTGTAAGAATGTCTGAATTTGATACCCTAGCCATTAGTCCTCTTTCTTAACACTGTCTTTAACACCATCATGCCAACCAATATGCCCATCAATTTTGCTAGCAACTTTGTCCACTTTATTACCAATGACCCGTAATAGAATGCGTCCCTCTTCATGCTGGTCGGTATTCTCTCTTCGGAGTCGTTGTAATACGACGACAACTGGTCCCATGAGGATTGCGACGACAATGGGAACCCAGATTGGTTCCACGTCACACCCACCGTTGCCCGACTGGTTCAGCCTTTATACCTGCAGATTCTGCTTGTCGCATCTGCTCACGCTGACGTTCCACGACCGTTGGTCCGTGGAAGTCTTCTTTACCGTAAGTGAAACCCCACTTAATACCCTTAATATGGCATTTAAAACAAATAGAACCCCTACGAGGGAGTTCTGCCTCTACAAAGGTTGCCAAACAATCTAAACAGCGAAATTCTTGCATAACTATAAGACCAATCTGTTACTTTCTGACATTCAAAGAACCAATCATGACTTCTTTGACTTCTTTCTTCTTTATTAGATGTTTTTCCCACCAACCAAGAGTGTTGAATTTTTCTGCCGTTAGTTGCCTGTATTCTGGAAGCCAAACATACTTTAGCATTTGATTTGTAATTGCCAAAGACATTACCCGGTCATCGTGCGGGGAACCATGCATTTTCCCATTAGATTCACGCACAAATGTTCTTAATTCGGCAATTGTTTTAAAATCGTACAAAAGTATTGACATGTCTCTAATTGCCGCATTTAACTCGTCAATGGCAAGGGGCTTTGAAACAGCAGTTGTTCTCCAACCCAAAGTTTCACTAATTTGTGGGCTAATTTGATTCAACTTTCTCTGTCTAAAAATATTTTTATATCCAGCCCTTTGCAACCCTTTTAAAGTTGTTAGACCATGGTTGTTTGACTCAACACCAATAAGAGCATTATTGTAAAATTTTCCAATAGCGTACAGGGTGTCTTCGCCAAAAATATCTGGGTCAATGTGTCCATGCCAATGAGCAACAATCATTCCCGTGCTTGCAGAAAGAACATGGGCAGAACTGTAGTCTCCGTGACCCAAACCCTCCGCAACGTCTGCACCAACAACATAAGATTCATATTTGTCGGGGTATTCCCAAATAGCAAATTCTCCACCGTTTTTCAAAAATGTGTAAACATTTTTTCCAGAACCATGTTTTAAATATCCACGGTCTGGTTCAACAGGTTCAATTTGTCTAATTGATTCAAGGTCAAACACTGGACGACCAGAACGAATAAACGCTTCTTCTGGGTCATCCGGATATTCCTGTGCCAATTGCCAATCAGGCAAATCTGCCTTCTTGGCGTCATACCATGCTTGGTCACGGTCTCCAGCAGACCAAGGGAAAAAGATTCCAGTAAAACGGTTATTACCAGTTTGTGAACCAACCCACAATTCGTGAAATATGTTGCCTTCACCGTTGGCTGTGCTAAGACAGTTCACGCGTCCACCAACATCGGCAATTGGCTCAATGGATGCCCATGCTTCAGCAGCATTAGGGATAAACGCCATCTCGTCAATGAACACTCGATATACGGATTCTCCACGAGCAGGGTCATTGCCAGAAGGTAGTGACTCAATTGAGGAATCATTAGAGAACACCATTTTTAATTGATTGTCAGACAGTAGGTCGGGTCCACGCTGGCGAATCCACGCAGGCATCATTTTGTAACCGTATTTAGTTTTCTGTAGCAACTTGGCTGCTTCACGCTCGGTGCGTGAAAGCATTACGGTAAATCGGTCGGGCCAAAAGAATTGTTCCCAAAAAGTAAATGTGGCTGCCAAAGTAGAAAATCCAATTTGACGAGCCTTTAACACAATTGTGTATCGGTCTTCAATCCAACATTGCACAGTTTCAATTTGTGCTTCACGCATTTCAAACTTGATACGACCACGCTCAGGATGTCTGATGTGCCAATAGTTAGAGCAGAAATGGGAGAACGCAGCCACCAGTTCCTCGGTAGTTGCATTCTCTGGACCTTTACACTTGCGCCATTCCTTCTCATTGAGAAGGTCGGTCAGTTCCATTTATTTCTTTTTGACAGTAGGTCTTTTGGTTTTCTTTTTGGTTTCACCAAAATATTGATTACCCACTTGAAGAGCAGAATACCCACCTTTTTCATCTATGCCTTCATAATAACGTGACCTATTTTGCACTTGACCGCCAGCACGAATGGCATCCATGTTGCGTTGTGTTTTTTTTGCTTGCTTACCTTTTTTTTCAGCAATTTTGCGTTTATCTGAATAAACGGCAATTTTGCGTTTATCCTCAGCATCATTTTTTTTAACTGCTTTTTTAACAGCCATTATTTTACTACAACCTTTTTCTTAGCAGCCTTCTTGACAGTCAATGGCTTGCCCTGTGATGTCTTAGAACCAATGAACGATGCAACAGTTGGGTCGCCAATCTTTGTCGAAGCCCATGACAATCCTGCAGCCACCAATGGCATTGCCATTGCTGTCAAAGCAGCATCAACATTGTACTTCACGCACAAGTACACAACAATACCCAAA